ATATGCACACCCTTTTTCCGTGCATATTCTTTCGCAGCATCAGCAGCCGCACGCACCTCTACGCTTTTAGCATTAGCAAGAGTGCGCTCATTTAGATCGCTACTTTCAATAGCCACTTCTGGTAGATAATCTTCAGGATGCACGCCGAAACGTTCTTCAAAAGCACCATAAAGCTGTCCAATATCAATACCACGATTTGCTGCGATTACTCGGTCAGTTGCCAATTCAACAGCGTCATAGGGGTTTTTAGAACCATATAATTGTTGAAGTTCGGTTTTTAATTCTCCGGCGGCATCATAAGCTTCTTCCTGGGCACGTTCCACACTAGGGTCAACATAATATGGATCATCATCATGGCGTGGATGATCCCAACTCATTACCTCGTTAACGTTTTTATCTTCAGAGAAGTCACGATGCATAGTATCTAAATCATCGCCATCTACATCAAAATGCTCTTCAGGGTCAGGAAGATCAGCCTCCATCCTATCTATTTCATCATGCTTTTGACGCCCCCAGATGGATGTACCCATGTATTCTGGATCATCCAAAACATCCATATCAAAAGGATCATCAGTCATTTGAGTTGGGTGATCGCCTGGAAGTAAATCTTCATCATCAAAGTCATCAAAACTGTCTTCTTCTAAATCATCATCGCCACCTACAAGGCTAGATGCTGCGCCCATAGCTGCTGACATTGGCCAACCACGCTCATTTAGTCTGCTTTCGTTAAGCGGGCGGGTGCCATGCACCTCTGCGTCATTCTTCTCTGCCCATTTGTTAAGTGCATTTGCGCTCTTAAATTCCTTACGCCAGCTCTTGCTTTGTGGGCCTTTGACACCATACGCCTCGATGGGGCCGTCTTCTTCTTCGTGTCCCTCACCAAGTGCACGCTTTACGCGCTGCTGAAGTTCGGGCACCCAAGTCTCGTGTAAGTTCTCCATAACACGGTTGCGGTCAGCGGTTGTAAGTTGGCGGTACATTTCGCGGACCTTTTTAGGATTTTTGGAATTGGTGACTAGGGAAGCTGTAAAGTTCCAAACTTCATCTTCAGTAAGTTTGCCTGTGTCAGTTACTTCTGCCCAATCAAACCACTCTGCAACGCTTTCATTTAGCTCTTTCTTTTTCCGGTTTTCAAAGATCTTGCTTGCATCATAGTTTTCAAACCAATTAACTAGATCCATCGCTTCACGTAGTGGATTGCTTTCCTCCCGGCTTTCGCTCATGCCGCCTTCGCGCGCGCCCTTAAGGATCATGTTGGTGACCTGTGCTTCTTCTTTGCTTACAGGGTCAACGCCTGTTTGGCCACGGTGGCTAAGCTTATACGATACGCGGCTAGCTAGATTGGAAAGGAGGTCGTTTTTAATACGTGGAGCTTTTTGTCCCAGTTTATAACCAAGGCGTGCATATTTGTCCTTGAATTGCGTTGGTTCATCTTCATCACTGCCGGTTTCAGGAAGCATTTGAACGTTATTGTTAGCAAGCTGCTGAACTGCGTCCTTAAGCTCTTTCTGACTGCCTCGTTCAACACCAAAAGAACCATAAGCACCAAGGAATTGAAGCAGAGCATCTTTTTCCTTTCCCTCAAATTCCTTAGGGTTCATTTTAAGCCCAAGGGCATTTAGAGCGCCAGCTACATTACCAGCTTCAACAGCCTTTTTAAGCTCCTCTTCATTTTCGCTTTGCTCACGTAGTTTGACCTTAGCTGCAGAGCCTAACGCTTCCTTTAGCTTGTCATCTTTGTTTACACCTAGAGTTTTTGCCAACTTTTCAACCTCTTCGTTTAGTGTGTTCTCGTCAAATTCTTCCATATCAAAACCGGATTCATTTAGTGTATTTACTTGCATGTCATATCCATGGGGTTTCGACATTCTGTTTAGGGTGTGCCGGATCTCGCTAAGTCGAGAACGCACCTTTCCGCGCACTTCCAATGCGCTTTCATCTAACTTATGTTTATTATAAGAAACGTGATGTGCAACACGAGCAAGATCGTGACACTCTTCTGACAAGCGCATAATGTAGCCGCCTATGTCATCTTCCATCATCCCACCATTGCTCATGTGACGTGCCATCGCCCGGGCGCTCATCAAATCCTTGTTAGGAAACATAAAACGTTCGCCTTGTTTTGTCTCAATAAAAATACGATCAATGTTACGACCTCGGGCACCAATCTTATCAGGATTTATTTTATTTTTGTGACGTACAATAACATTACACTCACCAATCTTTTGGTAACTGCTCTTACTACTGCCTGTCATGCGCTCATTTAGCTGCATTTCCATCGAATACTCCGAATAACCCAAGTATTTAGCTTTTCTCAGAAGATGACTTTGGGAGTATCTGTTTGAGGAAACTCATACTCTCATTTACCTTGCCTGTAAGCATGTAAGCAAAGTCTTTTGGTGCTAAATCATGGCCGTATTTTCTAACTGTCCAGCTCAGATTATATCGTGTTGCGGTTTGACGTAACTGATTTACAAGTGATTGTAATTGATTTATGTCCGTTTGATTACTGGTATACAGGCGAATAGAGCTATACTCTCCTTCATCGTGTATTGAAACCATGATTTGATCAGGTTTAGCGTAGAAAAAACGCCCATTATTAGGATCGTAAGTTTTATTGCCCTCTTCATCAAACATTTGAAGGCTATATCCATAGCCTTTAAGTATTTGGAAGACCCTATCACCTACTTTATCAAAATTAATACCCATTTATGGCCCCAGAAATTATGTGCATACTGTTATTTATCGTCTGATATATAAATAGCAATAAGCATATGTTAGGAAGGGTTATATGCTACCACAATCTACTTTTGACAAGCTATCGTGTATGGTAATTACTACTGATAAAGAAGGACTTATCAGCTTAATAACCGATGGCTTTTTGAAAAAAACAGGTTATAGCCGAAAAAAACTAATAGGTTCTCCAATACAAAAAATATGCAAAACTGATTTAAACCAGTTTTCAGCTGAAGGTGAAAAGTACGTTGAACTCATAACCGTTGATGGTAAATCAATGGGTACAATTGCTAACCTTACATTTGACCAAGATGCGGGGAATGTACTTTGGAGCTTCCTAGACGTTAGTATTGGCTCTTATTTGGACAAAATGCAGGAATTAAGTCGTCGTGAAGCTGAAATATTTTCTTTACGTAATGAAATCGAAAGCATAAGTTCATATACCCCTGTTGGCTTATGGCGCTGTGATAAAAATGGCTCTATGACATGGGTGAATGAAAAATTTTCCATGCTTGTTCATTTACCAAAACAAGAATGTCTAGGCTATGATTGGTTGAATCCAACAAACGGGGATAAAGACAAGTATATTTCTGCTTGGAAGAATAAACTAGGCAATAACGAAGTAGGATTTGACTTACCAATAATGACTGCAAATGGTAAACATTGGGTACGTTTAACGGGTAACAGAGCAGGTGTTGCTGAAGCAGGCTATGTGGGGACTATTAGAGACGTTACAAACGAGCGTGATTTGGTTCCTCTTCTTGAAGAATTGAAGAAACATTCTTAAAAACCAAAGCTCATAGATACTGGCATTGGTGCAATATCTTCTTCATCTAAGTCAATCGCTTCCTTTAAATTCTCTTCTAAATCAGGGTCCCAACTTTGTATAATTTGAAGAATACGCACTGCAATAAGGGTCCCAGAAACCAAGTCATCTGTTTCACCTTGCTTTGCTTCAAAGCCCATACCTTTTGCAATATAGTTTTTCAGTTCACGCACAAGAGGCTTGCTGAACAAACGCAAGCGATCACTTTCAATCAAACTCTTCATCTTCATACAGGCGGTAACTTTTGTCTTATTGGTTGTATTCAATCCCTTTCGCACACGGCGAGCGACGCCTCTACGCTTCGGTTCGTGTACAAAGATACCTGGGAAATATTCTTCACCCGTGTCATTAATCACGATAAGCGCAGCCTCACCTAATGTATTGTTTTCTACGCTCCAATATATTTCAGGTTCACCTTTTTGCGCAGGATGATTACGTAGTTCATAATCTATGTGGCGTAGAATTTGTAACAGGATGCGTATCTGACCTTTTGTATCAGTCTTGTTGTGACGCCATTCTGCCACTTGTTTTAGCTCAGGAGCGGAGAAAACTTGAATAGCCGCATAGTCTCCACCTGTGCCAAGCGCAGGATCTAAGCCTACCATATAAGTCTTATTAGGCTCAGGCTTGCTATACCATCGTACCGTGCCCAATGTTTCTACAGGTTCAGTGCCTTGTAAGTCCTGTAACTTAATCGAGCTTATGAGTGTTTCATCAAACGATACGAATTCACAACAATACTCACGTAACCAACGTTCTTCACCAAGTGCCGCACGTTCACGCTTTGCCCATTCTTCGTCACGCTCTGGGTGTTCCCACCAATCAACTTTAATCGCTTTGAAGCCGTTCTCACCCACACCATCGGGGTTTTCAATCCCGTATTCATCCTGTGTACGATTAGCGCCGCGCCAAATCTGTGCGAATTCGTCTTCATCGTTGTTAGGAGTTGATGTAATGATACAGCCGCCGCCTTCAGCTAGTGTGGGGCGGATGGATGCCCAAAATTCTTTAGCCATACCAGGGGCCACGAAAGCAAATTCGTCGCAGTATAGTAGAGAAATACTCATACCACGAGCAGCGTCTGGAGTAGTAGCACGAGCAACAATAATCGATCCGTTATCAAATTCAATAGAGCCTTTGTTATACGTTGTTACGCCGGCCCTAATATAGTCAGGTAGTTCCTCATAACCAAAGCGGATGCGCTTCATAATCTCAAGGGCCGCTGCACCTTTGTTAGCAACGATTAGGATGGTTTGATCCTGCATAAACATTGCGCGCCATAGCAAATAAGCCATAGCACAGGTAGTCTTACCTGTCTGGCGGGGGAGTAGAGCTATAGAAAAGCGATTGTTTGCATATGTGCTGATAAGCCTACGCTGATATTCATAGGGAACAAATGGCATGCGTCCCTTACTAGGGTGCTGGACCATAACGAAATTCTCACAGAAGTAGATGGGATCCTCCATGCACTTCATGAGTTCTTCAATTTTTTTCTTACTGTATTTGTCTTTTGAATAACCTTTCTTTACAAGGTTAACATCTACTGAGCTTGACATGTGAGTATTTATAAGACGGTAAAACCATTCGCAGGAAGTTTTAGTTTGTTTTCAAGCATTTCACGGTCTGTAGTGCTGGAAGTAATTATCATTCTGCTGTCTGCCATGTTAGCTAAGCACGGTTTATATGCCATAAGTGTATCTTTTGCATTATCTATGTTACAAGTCCCAATCTCATCAATAATGATGTCATTTAACGTTGTACCACGTAGTTGTTCATAGCCTATTTTTCGAAAATATACAGCACTGTTATTCTGCCAGGCAATGGTTTGCACACTTGTCGCAACCATACTACACCTCATATGGTCAGGTAATGTCATCCATAGCTTTGTAATGATAGTATGTATATTCTTTATAAGTTCATGACCTGCTACCATGAAGGCAATTTTTCTATTACTGTCAATAAAAGTACGCCAAACAGTATAAATCGCAAGTGTTAGCGTCTTGCCCCATTGTCTGTCCCGTTCGCAATAATATTCACCGGGTGTAGCTAAATCCCACAATAATTGCTTTTGACCTAATGTGAGTGAAATTGCGCCTGTTTCTAGGCTGAGATACTTTTCTGCGAAATAGACTGGATCATTTATTATTCGTTCAATATCATTCATTGTTTTTGAAAAACATCTCTAAATCAAAGTAATTATACTCATTAGGACGGAAGTCAATAGAATCATTTAGAATAACTTGTTTGATTTGTGCTTCTATTTCGGCTTCCCAATAATCAACAAAGCGTCTAATGCGAGGATAACGTGGAGGTAAGTCTAGCGTTTGCCAGTGAAATTCATTAACTAGATTATTATAATCAGGCAAATGGTAAATTACGTTGACAAAAACTAATTTCTCGTCTTTGCCAAACAGCCTTACAAAAGTCATTTGCCTAAATTACGAACCATCTGTTTATACGTTTCACGTAATTGACGCTGAACAGTTAGTTCATGATCTTCCATCATGTGGCCATACTGACGCATGACAACTTGTTGAGTGCGGGGATCTTCAACGTTTTGCTCAAGTGCGGTGAGCACCTCAAGTGCATCTTCGCCTGTGAGGAATACGGAACAACCTTCGTCATTGTTGAAGATTACGACGTTGCCCATGCTGTCTGTCTCATATCCATATGGTAGATCGTCGCCTTCCTCATCACAACCACAGTCAGGTTCAATGCCAGTGTCTACGTATACTGTGTCAACCTCACCATACTGCTCCTGGCATGCAGGGCAGCCACAGTCTGGGCCACAGCCGCAGTTCTCATCGAGCTCATCGGACTCATCAAGGTCATCGTTGCTTGATCGTAGGCTCTGCATGGGATTGTTACCATACTGTGTAGGCGTGCCACGTTGCATGCCTGCTTCTTCACGACCCTTGTAGTCAAAAGCGTCAATCTGCCTGCCCTTGCTTGCACGTCCTTTTTGGCGGCGCACTTCACGGTTGCCATAGTCAAAAGCTGCATCATCACGGTCTTCATCGTCTTCATGAAGATCGGATTTCTTATGAATTTCTGCCATCGTTCTAGCTCTACGACTTAATTGTGATAACGCCTTTCTCGCATTTTGCATATTAGGAAACACTTTAGCAGTAGATGGATCATCATACCAAACAGCATTACCGTTGGGCGCACCTGCATAATAAGATACTTCGCTTTCATCGGAATCAACGTTTGGTTGAGGCCATACAATTACAAAGCCACCATGATCATCTTCTTCATTCACTTTTTGCATATTCTTCAAATATTCAGCTACAGCTAACCAATGCTTGTTCTTAGTGTGCTTATAAGTATCATATGCTTCTTTTACGGCATCCTCAACACTACCAGCGGAGCGAACTAATTGATCAGCAGTCTTTTCTGGACTAGGACCCCGGCCTTCATTTTCATACACATTTTCATCGCTATAAGGATCAAGCTCACTATAGTCGATCATATCATATTCATCTGTGGGTGTCTCATAATAATCTGCAGGTTGTTCATCAGTGAAGTCATAAGTGACAGGCTCTAAATGATCTTCATCCATATATTCATCGTCTGCATATGGATCTGCCATTTCAGCATCATATCCATCGCTATAATCTTCTACAGTTTCAGGGGCTTGTTGAGCTGCAACTCCGGCTAAATCAAGGAAACGCTGTAGCTCATTCCAATCATGCGTTTCAAATTCTGTTTCTGTGTGCCCTGCGTCAGTGCTGGTTTCGATTTCTACCTTATACTTCGTAGTCATTAGTTGTCTCCTTCATCGCGCACTGGATTGGTGCCGCGCTTCAACACATGGCGCTTGCCTGTTTTTGGATCCTTATAACTGCGCTTGTCTGTGTGAGAATCTTGGTCAAAGTTACCGTACATACCTGTATACATATCATAAAAACGGAAATCTATGTCCTTGTTAGGATCAATATCCCAGTAAGGAACTGGTTTGGGTGCATCAAGCCCATCATTAAAGTCATCTGTTGGGCCTGCCCATGGATAATCCTGTGGCATATCCATCCAACTGAATAGTGGCGCAGGCGCCTCATATTGATCTGATGTGCGCTCGGACTTAACTTGACTTAGGTATTTGTTAAGTTTTTGGTTGTATTCGTCACCGTAGTAATTAGAGCCATCTTCCTCATGCTCATGCTCTGGATAAACTGAATCTACGTTAAGTAGCGACTCACGCTCCCAGCCTTTCTCATCCGCTTCATCTTCCATTTCTTGCTTATTAGCAAGGTGTTGTCCCTGACGTTCAATTGGATCGTTGTCAGTGCGCACTACGATGTACTTTTCAGGAATACGCAAAGCAATTCGTAACTCTTGTTGTAATACGTATGCACTCGCAGGAAGACCTGTAACTACGTCAACAATATAAACTTCTGCATTATCCACATCGTAAAAGTCTAGTGGATGCTTTTGCATAATTGTTTTTGTGACGTCTGAAATATCGATTAGATTATATTTTGTCAGAGCATATTCTAAGTTGTCCATGCTCTCTTCATCTAAAGGAACTACAGTTTTAATTCTGTAGTGATATTCCTTAATACTCTCTTCTAAATAATGTTTAAAGCTCTTTTGCATGATAGGGTCCCATTATCGCTTTATTTTATTTATCAGTTCGAGTTATCCCTTGCCTTTTTGCATTTGTTCAAGCATGTTGAGCAAGCTATTTCTATCAGTAGTAATAGCATCTTCGCCTTCGCCGCCGTCGGCAGGGTTTTCATCATTATCTCTGTTAAGATCGCGTTGTAAGCGAGCTTGCTCAAGTTGCAAACGCATTAAACGTAGCTTTTTTTCACTTTTACTATTGCGCGCATCCAGTGCAATCTTTAACATCTGCACTGCTGGTTCAAATATCTGCCCACTGTGTTTTGCCTCAATGTTCATACCAAGGTCCATAAGATCTTTATAGCTACTCATAGCTTCGTCACTTACTTCATCCATTTCTTTGTCATGACGTTCTATGCTTTCATAGTCAATTAGATCATTCTCAAGCTTCTTGGTCTTTTGCATTGCTTGTTGGTATGATTCTGCGGCGTTAGGATCCTCTATATCAGCGCCCTGTTCTTGTTCCATATGGGGCTCTGCATCTTCATCCTGCTCATTTAGCTTTTGAAGAGCGTCCTTTAGCCGGGGCAGATTTAATTCATCTTCAATCTTGCTAGTCATTTTGACCTCCAGCCCTGTTACTTCTTTTTCTTCCGTCCAGGGCTCTTACTAAGTTTTGGCGCTTGTGAGTTTTGGTATAAGTGTTCCTCTGTCATAACACGAAACTTTATACCATTCTTTTGACACCACTTTTGCGCCGCTTCCCATTTAGCCGTGTTTAGTGCTACAGCATATTTGTCTTTTTTGCTTTTCGCCTTCTCTAACACCGTCTCTTTACTGGGTTTTATTTCGATTAATTCACCATGTTGTTTACCATACTTATCTACATAAACCACAAAAAAGTCCGGAACATATATTGTATTCTTACCTGTTAGTGGATTGACGTAATTGATTTGTATAGATTCACTTGCCCATTGCACGATATTAGGATGGTTGTCACAGACATTCATAAATGTTAACTCCCAGGCTGAACGGTATTTTATGGGAGTTTTTCCTACGTATTTTTCAGGATGTTTTGGTTCGAAGTATCCCTGATTCCAATTAGGCATTAGGGTAGAGTTCCTGGAACCGGCTCCGGATCATCCTCTGTGAAGAGGTCGTCTACTGCATCTGTTAATTCGCCAAATTCAGCACCCATTTGATCAAAAAATCCAGGGTCATCATTGCCTGCTGCTACGCGGCGACTGGTTCGTGTTGGGCGGCGCTGACCTTGTGGAGCACTTACTGGGCGGCTGCGGTTTATTTGTTGTATAGATTGACTTGAAAGATCAATAACATCACGTGCATCTAAATTAATGGCTTCACTAAGATTGAAGGGTTGGTTGTTTCTATTAGCACTGGCTCCTTGTGCAATCGCGCCACTTAGGGTCCCAGCTAGCCGCCTACTTAATGCAGAGCTTGCGCCGCGACCTTGCAATCCCGAATTAATACTATTAAAAATTTGACTGTTAATAGAACCTGAAGTAGTAGCTGAACCAAAAGCCTCATTAACTGCGCCGCCGAGGTCCAACCCTTCGCCTGAAAATACGCCTTCGGCTAAATTCTCAAATGTACCTGTAGCGGTATCACTCACAACATCATTAACAATACCACCAAAATCAAACGTGCCAAATGATCCTAAGCCGGAACTACTGCGGTTTTGGGCAGCTTCACGTTTTAGGAATTCGGGAACAGGTGATGCGCCGCTTTGTGCTACTCCGGTTCCTTCAGGGGGAATAACATTACCTTCTGCATCAAACTCTGGCTTCGTACCTGGTACCGGAGGGGTGTCAACACTTGGATACTGTACGTATTGACTTGCATCTAAGCTTAAAGTTTGTGCAACACGCGTATCAATTGGTGTATCGAATTGCTCATATATTATGCCTTCATGATTTAATTGTAATGTGATTTCCTGACCACTAGAATTATCTTCATAATCATCTGTGTCATGATTGAATCCAACAATTTTTGGCCGCACAAGTATAATTTTATTATAGCGGCCACCAAAAACATGGTAAAGTTCAATAGAATCAAAGAATTCTGCGTTTATGGGTGGACCAGGAGGAGGGTTCCAACCCCATCCTGTAACATCATCAACATAATCACCGCGTGTAACATCATAGCGCCAGTCATCGGTTACAAGCTTCCTGCCGTCTCCAAAGTAAAAACGATAATATTGTGCCCAAAGCTTGAGGACTCTATCATCTACAGCATCCCACATACGCACTGTTACAGCATCATAATCAAGTTTAGTGTGAATAACACGCTTTTTATTATATTGATTCATGGTCTCGGTATTAACTTGAACACCCGGGCGTTCAAAGTTTCTGACCATAAAACTTATACCCAAATTAGGATCAGAAAGATTGGGATCAATTAGCTGGAACGCTTGGAAATTACCCCTTGACAGTTTGAAGTTGACAAAGAACTGGAACTTCTGTCGTGGTACAGTGTTCCAGTTACCTTTGTCAAGCCCCCAAAATTTAGCAGCATAGTCGCTATCTTTTAGGATCGCTCTATCTTGAGAGTTTGTAATTGGACCAGTCATTTAGACTCCTAAACGTTAACCAGTGTTAACGCCACCAAGTAGTTCTGGGCTCTCGGTAAAGATGTCTTCTTGTGTTGCGTTATCAAAACGTACTGTCAATTCGATCGTTTGTGCATCACTGCTAGAATAATCAAGATCACTGTAATTAACGTTTTGAATAAAGCAACCTTCTAGGAACCAAGATTCAAGAACGCCGTCATTGCCACCGTCAAGAACTTCAATACGCATTGTGAACTTATAGTTCTGACCAGCAAGTGGTGCGGTTTGTTCAAAGTGGTTAACTTGCTTTTGTACTTGGTGACCGACTAGTGTGCTTACCGCATTTGTAACATCATCACGAAGTGTGACTGAAAGCGTTTGCCATTCGTGCTTGCCAGCAACATAAGCGATGCTGTTATAACTATGCACTGGTGTTTCTGTGTAGTTAAGTTGTGGGCGTCCACATGTTACAACCTGTTGCGTAAAATCAAGGCCGCCTGAAAGTGGTCCGAACTGGCGCACTAGAACGCGGTAACGATACGCAAGCTTTGGCATAAGAATGCCACCACGGCCAGCGCCTCCGCCGGTTGGGACCCCGAATTTTGTTAGCGTATTTACGATAGCTAATCCTCCTCTAACTGCATTCGATTAAATCGAATGACTTTTTCCTTTAGTATATTTATAATAACTAAATATCAATGGTGAATACTCTGGAAATAATGAAATGTACTATGTGTATGGACTTTTGGACCCAATTACTAATCAGCCTTTTTATATTGGTAAAGGCTCTGCAAATAGATATGAGCATCACTTAACTGAATCAAAGGACAATACCTCTAACATAAGAAAATGGTATAAAATTCAAAAACTTCGAAACAGGGGTTTTGAACCTAAAATTGAAATTTACCAGTATTTCGATTTAGAGGATGATGCATATGAATACGAAGAGATTTTAATACTCAAGTATGGCCGAAAAAATTATGAAGAATATGGTATTTTAACCAATTTTTGTTTGGGAAGTAGACCACCTAATCGTCGTGGAAAGAAACATAGGTCAGATACGAAAGAAAAAATGCGTGAACGTGCATTAGAAAGGCCTGCGTTTACGGCAGAACATAAACATAAATTAAAAAAGGCGCGTTCCAGAAGGCAAGATAAACCTCTAACCGACGATGTTAAGGAAAAAATTAGCCGCTCAAACAAAACTTCATACTGGAAGACTGATATATCTACACGTCTTGAGAGGCACGCCAAAATTTCTAGAGCAAGGGCCGGCAAATCAACAACTGGGTTAATGAGTTGGGATATAGTTCGCGATATAAGGTCCAAATTTAAAAATGGCATAACGAAAAATGAGATCCATTCAAAATATAAATTCATCTCCCGGGCATCTATAAATGACATTATAGCACATAGAACTTGGAAAGAATAAAAAGGGCCCCGCTCTAGGCGAGGCCCTTAAAAACTTTGATGTTTTTAATCTTATTTCAGGCTTTCTACTTTAGCCTGTAAGTCACGTAATTGCTGAGAACCAACAGGGATAAGTCCCTTATCAATAAGATAACCATACTTACCAATCGCCTCTGCGCTAGTAAACTCCTCTAAGTATTCTAGCATCCCGGGGACGTGCCCAACGTGCTCCTTTTTGGCGTAGAAGAACAGTGAACGACTGATTGGATATGCTCCGGACGCAATGTTGTCAAATGTTGGAGCCTGTCCACCAACGCTTGCCCCCTTGATAAGATTGCGGTTTTGGTCAAGGAAACTGAAGCCAAATACACCTAAGCGTGTTGTGTCTTCAGTAAGCTTGCTAATGATAAGAGCATCATTTTCACCTGCCTCAATAAAGGCGCCGTCAGAGCGTACAGTGTGACATACCTCTTTAAAGCGGCTTTCGTTTGCATCCTCTAGTGCGGCAATGCTATCAAAGGTTGTGCATCCACCCTCTAACGCCAGCTCAGCAAACGCATCACGTGTGCCACTGGTTGGAGGCGGACCAAGAACGACAATAGGCTTGTCAGGTAGGCTGCTGTTTACGTCCTTCCACGTTTTGTGTGGGTTGGGAACAAGTTCACCATCTTGATTGGGTACTTCCGCAGCAAGAGCTAGGAAAATATCACGTAGTGTTAGGTCCATTTCAGCGGCTTCAACGCTGCTACCAAGAACAATACCATCGTAACCAATCATAAATTCAACTGGTTCTTGGAGACCATTGCTCTTACACATTTCAATTTCACTATCTTTGATTTGGCGACTTGCATTTGTAATATCAGGGGTGTCAAGACCAACACCTGCACAGAATAGTTTGAGGCCGCCGCCGGAGCCTGTGCTTTCAATAATTGGACCAGGGTATTTTGTTTCATTTGCAAAGGTTTCTGCTACAACCGTGGCAAATGGGTATACTGTAGAACTTCCAACAACGCTAAGGTTGTCACGTGCCTGAGCAGTTCCAGCAAATGCTAGTGCAGCCAGGAACGGTAAGGCAAAAATAGTTTTCTTCATAGTCACGTCTCCTTTTTGTTGAACGTGCAAATATATAGTTGCAGAACAGTTAAATGGCAGTTACAGAAGTGTTATAGTTTTATTAAATTTTCACCTGTCATAATAAAAGGGCCCCCGCTGAGCAAAAGCGAGGGCCCCGACAGGAGGAGCAGATGAACTATGACGTATGAAGCGTCATAGCTTCTTCTTGAATGGATGCTTAAAACGGCTTTT